ATCAACTGGGGGTGTGCCTCAACGCCCGTGGGTATGGATGCTTATTATCTGTGTGGGGGATGTGTGGTTTTGTTGGGATCTGTTTTGGTGATGGGTTGCTGCAGGGAGGTTTATGTCCCCCATCTGGGTGCCGCTTTTCCAGATTCCCGCTCGTTGTCGTGGAGCTTCACGTTTAGTGCATTGTTTTTCGCCGTCGCCGGTTCGTGCTTCTCTCGTCTTCCTGCCTGGACCGGGTTCGTCGCCGTGTCTAGGGCATGAGAGATCGACCACGTTTCCGTGGGTTGCGTCCCGCACCGTGCAAGTGGTGTACGACCTGAGCGAGCTGCGTGGCTCGGTGGTTTGATTGTATCAGATTATTTTTTGGTTTTGGGTTTTTGTGAGCCGTGTTTTGGGTGGTGTCGTCCGCTTGCTTTGTACCGGCTGGCTGTTGGTGTGACGGGTGGTCGTATTGGCTGGTTGTTGTTCATTTTAGAAGAGTTCTGGTTGTATGCCGGCGGTGCCGATGTTGTTGTTGATGTTGTTTGCCCATTGGGTTGCCCATGTGCGGCAGTGTGAACATTTTTTGGCTCGATGTTGGGTTCCGCAGAGTGGTCCTGGTGCGAGTCGTGCGGTGAGTGACCAGGCGAGGCTGTCTGCTGATTGTAGGTAGTTGCCCATGATGGGTAGTCCGTCTTGTTTTACGCCGAATCCGTGCATTTTTAGGCCGTTTTCCCAGAGTCGGTAGACGAGGTTGTGTACTGGTTTGAGGTTTGCTCGTCGGCAGAAGGTTCCCATTCCTACGGTTGGGGCTTTTGTGAGGTCTATGCCTGCTTTGTCGTACATTTCGATGTGGCGTAGGTAGTCGTCTGGTTGCCAGCCTTGTAGGGCGGGGATGATTGGGAGTGTTGGGGAGAGTGTTTTGAGGGTGAGGTAGTTGTTGACGGTGAGTTGTTGGTGTTCTGTGACAGTTTTGCCGGTTTTTGCTAGAACGCTGGGTTCGCACATCCAGTCTTGTGGTGCTGCCCAGTCGAGGTTGCCGATTTCGTTGGCGTAGCGTTGTACGAGTGCCACATATTTGTGCGGGCTAGTGCGCCATTCTCCGTACATGTTGAGTTCGGTGAATCCTCCGCTGTCTAGTGCCCAGCGTGTGTTGGATGGTTTCAGGTTTTTGTAGCGTTCTAGTCTGCGGCGTGAGATGAATAGGGGGTGTGGGGGTGTGTTGTCCCATAGCCAGTATGCGTCGTCGGTTCCAAGATAGAAAATCATTAGTTTTTGCCTTGGATGCCGAGTCTTCGGCGTTCTTTTCTTCGTTCGAGTGCGGTGAGTCCTGCCCATATGCCTTCGAGTGATCGGTCGGCGTGTTGGATGGCGTATTCGTAGCATTGTTGTTTGGCGGGGCAGGTGTTGCAGATTTGTCTGGCTTCTTGGATGGTGGCGTGTGCTGTGCCTCTGGTTGGGAAGAAGAGGTCGGGGTTGCTGTTGGTGCAGGCTGCTTTGTTTCGCCATTCTGCTTCTTGTTGGGTGTATGGGGTGAGGGCTTCTAGGAGTAGGTATTTGTCTTTCATTTGTTGCATTCCTCGCATTGGGTGGCGTAGTAGCGTCCTTGGTCGTCTTCGTAGCTGGTCCAGCCGGTGGAGTCGCATGCTGGGCATTCTGGGCGTTTTGGTTGGTCGTATGCTCGAGGGGGTTCGTTTGTTTCGATGTTTTCGTTTTCGTAGGAGCCGGCGTTTAGCCATGATGCTGGGTAGGGGATGTATTGGGGGTCGCGTGTGAGTGCGCTGTCTGGTGTGGTGAGTTGCCGGCGGGTGGCTTCGATGATGTGTTCTGGTTTGGTTTTTTTGGTGTGGGCTTTCCAGGCTTTGATGGCGTTCTGTTTGTTGACTTTTTTTGGGTACAGTTTCCACCATTCGTCGAATTGGTTGTTTGGCTCTGGTTCTTTGGCTTTGGTTACTGCGTCGCTGGCGCGAGGGGGTGGTGTCATATGCGCGAGGGGGGTAGTGTCGTGAGCGCGAGGGGTGCTGTGGATAACGTATTTGTTTGAGAGGTAGCGTTCTGGGTTGTCGGGGTCGCGTCGGTGGTGCACGGTGATGTATCCGTGTTCGACGAGTTCTCGGATTGCTCGATCTACGCTGCGGGGGTTGGTGTGTGCGAGTTTGGCGATCCGTGTGCGTCCGGGGTGGCAGGTTCCTTGTTGGTCTGCGTGTCTGCGTAGCACTCCGTAGATGCGTACTGCGAGGTGCCCGATGTTTCCGTACAGCACGTTTTCGGGGATGACAGCGAAATATTCTGTGGCTTCGACCTGTTCCATTTTTTCTCCGTTGTTCGACCTGCGGAAAGTATATCGCCGGTTGGTGTCTGTGGGTGTGTCCTGGTGTATCATTGTGTTGCGTAAAGTTTTATCTCCGCTTAACGCACCCCACTGGGTTGAGCGCGTGGGGGGAAGAGTATTCGACCTCCTCCTCCTCCTGCGTCGCTCCCCATGTATCATGTTGTCGATGACTGGAACGACGAACAGCGGTAGACGCAATGTGCCTTTGGAAGATAAGGCTCGTTTCTGGGAAGCTAGAGCGGCCGGCATTTCCATTAAGGAGGCTTGCAAGATTGCTGGCATCCATTACAACACTGGTCAGAAGTGGGATGCGAATCGCCGTAAGATTGAGGCGGATCAGAAGGCTGCTGATTTTGCGGTGAAGAAAGCGGGTGCGGATTCGGGTCGGGCGACTCGAGAGTTGCGTTCGATGATTGATGAGGCCGGCGATTTGCCTCCGGTGATTCCGTATGAGCGTTTGTCGGAGCGTGCGAAGCGGGGTTGGGACGATTTCGACTATTTTCGGCGTGTCTATTTGGGGCGTGTGCCGTCTCCGTGGCAGGTTGATGCTGCGTACAAGATTGTTGAGTATTTGGAGTCGGAGGAAAAAGAGTTCCTTGTGTTGAATTGTCCTCCGGGTGCTGGCAAGTCAACGCTTTTTCACGATGTAGCTGTCTGGTCTATTGTGAGGAACCGTGCGATCCGTGTGTTGATTGGTTCTATTTCGCAGACGTTGGCGAAACAGTATTCTCGACGTATCCGTGAAACCCTTGAACGGCCTGTCCGGCTGTCTCCTGACCCTGAGCAGGTGCGTAAAGGGCTGGTTGTTGAACCTGAGGGCTGTTTGGCGCAGGATTATGGCCGTTTTAAACCGTTGGCTTCGGGTTCGTTGTGGCGTGCAGAAGAATTTGTGGTGGAGCAGTACATTCCGGGCGGTTTGGACAACAAAGAACCGACAGTTTCGGCGTACGGTATCGATTCAGAGTTCATTGGTCACCGTGCCGACCTGTGTTTGTTTGACGATGTGGCGTCACCGGAGAACGCTAAGGAATCTGTTGCCCGTGACCGTCTGCTGGAACGTTGGGATTCGATGGCTGAGGCACGTTGCGACCCTGGTGGGCTGGTTTCGGTGATCGGGCAGCGTCTCGGACCCGGCGATTTGTACCGTCACTGTCTTGACAAAGTCACTTACGAAGATGTTGACGACGAAGATGACGGCGAAGACATGACCGTTGAAGAAGCAATGGCCGATCCAACGATGGTGCAGAAATATCATCAGCTGATTTATAAGGCGTACTACGAAGAGTTGGATACCGGCAAGGTGTCTCGCCGTAAAACGTCACTGCCTTGGCCGGACGGACCGATGCTCGACCCTGTGCGTTTGCCGTACAAAGATTTGTCGTACATCAAACACAACCAGCCACAAAAGTTTCGTGTCGTCTATCAGCAAGAAGACATCGATCTGGACTACCAGCTTGTTGAACGCCCTATGCTGATCGGCGGTATTGCATCTGACGGCATTGAGTATCCGGGCTGTATCGACCGTGACCGTCAACCAGGTTTCCTGCCCCGTGGCCTGTCGGCACCGTGGGTCAGCATCGTGTCGGTTGACCCGTCACCCGCAAACTTTTGGGGTGTCATCTGGACAGTTATCCAACCCGAGCTCGGTTTGTATCATGTGGTTGACATTCTTCGAGTCAGACTGACTGCCGAAGAACTGTTGGGTTACACGATGGCAACCGGCACCTACTCCGGCATCCTTGAAGATTTGATTGACCGTAGCGAAGATTTGGGTTACCCGATTTCCCATGTGGTTGTTGAGGTGAACGCTGCTCAAAGGTTCTTGTTGGCACACGACTTTGTTCGACGTTGGCAGGCGTTGCGTGGGGTGCAGATCGTTCCGCACACAACCGCCCGAAACAAAATCGATCAGAACCTCGGGTTGGAAGCGTTGATACCGCCTGTTATTCGTTCAGGGTCGGTGCGTCTCCCGACGCTGTCCGGTAACTGGAAAACGTTGGCCTTGGTGGACGAGCTGACATCGTGGACGCGCGACAAAAAGAAAGGCACCGACCTTGCTATGGCGTTGTGGTTCATGTTACTTAACGCACCTAAGTTCACTGCTCCTAAACTCCCGCCACGCTTGTGGCGACCAACGTTCCTTACCGAGTAAGAGCAGACAAACAGGAGACAATGTCAATGCCATGCGAAAATTGTGGAAAAGAATTTGACCCCGTAGCAACCCGCTGGCGATGCCCGCACTGCGGTTTAAAACATCATTGCTGCGGATAATGCTATCCTAGAGGCACCAATGTCATACGCTCGGAGCCTTTATGCGGACTATTGAAGAAATCGTCGCCCTATACAACCACAGGCGTCGCATACTGGGACCAGTCCATGACCAGATGCAAGCCGTCAGAGAACTCGCCCGTGGCGACGTCATCGTTCCGTTAAACGAACTTGACTCCAACGCCCGAGCGTCAGTGGCGAACCTTCTATCAATCGGACTCGACCAAATGTCAATGCGGGTTGCATCAACAATGCCAACCCCGTACTTCCCGCCGTTGAAAGACGGATCACAACGCTCAAAAGATTTAGCGTCACTCCGCAAGAAAACCATGATTTCGTTTTGGGATCACAACCGGATGAACATGAAGTTGCGTCGCCGTAGCCGACACCTGCTCGGATACAGCTCGTCACCTGTCATCGTGAAACCATGTTTCCGCACCAACATGCCGAAGTGGCACATGCGGAACCCGCTCGACACTTACGCTGCACCAACCGACGACTTCGACAACCCAGTCCCAGACGACGTCATCTTCACCTACCGCAAACCGTACCAATGGCTGTTCGCAATGTACGGACCGATCATCCAAGGCAAACTACGGATTGGCCGGCCAGAACCCGACACCATGTTCACCTTGCTGGAATACGTCGACGACCAGCATCTGGTTATTGGTGTGCTCGGCGCATACGACGACCCGTCACTCCCAGCAGCAGAACGCGCCGGCCTAGAAGTCATGGAGCTAGAACGGGTAGAGAACCGGACAGGTCGCCCAATGGCAGTCGTCCCGCAACGCATCACACTTGACCAGCCTCGAGGCCAGTTCGACGACATGCTCGGCATGTTCTACACCCGTGCCCGCCTCCAAGCATTGACAGAAATCGCTATTGAACGAGGCATCTTCCCAGACGAATATTTGGTTGCTCGCCCCGGCGAAAACCCTGAACTCATCCAGATTGCTGACGGCAAAACCGGCCAGCTCGGAATTGTTAAAGGTGGCGACCTCCAGCTGCAGCAAGTCAACCCTGGTTACAAAACAGAACAAGCACTTGACCGCATCGAACGACAAGAACGTTTGGAAGGCGCAATACCAGCAGAGTTCAGCGGCGAATCCGGCACCAACATCCGTACCGGCAGGCGAGGCGAAAACGTCCTGTCAGCAACCGTCGACTTCCGGGTGCAAGAAGCACAAGAAATCTTGGCGTCCTCCATGCTGGAAGAAGACAAAGTTGCGATCGCAGTTGACAAAGCCTACTTCGGCAACCAACAAAAATCGTTTTTCATTCCTGGTCGAGCGAACGTCGACAAAGCCGACTACACGCCGAACAAACTTTGGGAAACCGACTTCCACCATGTCGCCTACTCCGCTGCAGGTTCCGACGTCAACAACCTCATCATCGGTTTAGGCCAACGCATGGGTACTGGCATGATGTCGAAAGAATCTGCCCGTGAAGCCGACCCACTGATTGACGATCCAGAAATGGAACACGACCGCATCACTTCCGAAGGTGTCGAAGCAGCATTGCTGGCATCAATCCAGCAGCAAGCATCACAACCCGACGGACCGTACCAGCCGGCAGACTTGGCGTCACTTGTCAAGAAAGTAATGGTAGAAAACAAATCTTTGTTTGACGCTGTCAGCGAAGTAGACAAAGAAGCCCGTGAACGTCAAGCAACCGAAGCTGAAGCAATGGCACCAGAAACGATGCCCGGTTTGGCTATGCCCGGTATGGGAGCGGAACAACCTGCTGCACCGCCACCGCAACCAGGTGGAGGCGGAATCGAAGCCCTTCTCGCACAGTTGGGAGGCTAACCCATGTCGGACACTGGTCAAAACTACCCGAACCGTAGCGACCTTCGGGACGCTTCAACACGTCAAGCCCGTTTCACTGGACAAACCTACGGCGAAGGTGCCGCACAGGTACGAGCACAACAAGCAGTTCCTGCCGGTGCGCCCCCTACCGCAGTACAAGGACAGCAAATGGCGCAACGCCCCCGACCGGGAGCACAAGCATTTAACCGTCCATCGGAACGACCAAATGAACCGATTACATCTGGCGCAGATTTCGGTCCAGGCATGAACAGCATGCAGGCAGGTATCCGTCCACGGTTCATTCAAGAAGACGAAATTGAACAACGTTTAATGATGCTGTATCGGGCGCACCCCAACGAAGGGCTACGCCTGTTGTTGAACCGTTACACAGGTAGCAAGTTCTAATGGGGGCAGAAGACCTTCTGTACAACGACGAACAACAGTTACGTCGAGAACTTGTCGATGAGGAATACAACGTCCTCAACTATGTGAAGCAGGCCAGCAAAGACCAGTCTGACATCATCAACGATCTTGTGGCGTATGCCCCTAACGCACCGGGCGAAATCATGTATCCGCTCGCAGAATCTGTGCGTATGGGTGCCATGACGTTCGAACAAGCAGCTCAAACCGCTGTCGATTCGGTTCAGATGATGGCAACAAAAACGGTGGAACGTCAACCAGAACCTAAAAACTGGTGGGACAACATCACCGAAGGCGGGTTTGAAGGCATCAAGAAAGCTAGCAAATGGGGTTTCGCCGCTCTTGAGTTCCTGCCACAAACCGTCACAAACCTTGCATCCCGTAACTACGGCTATACCCAGCAAGGCGTCGAAGCAGTCGCCGGACGCAACTTCGGCATGGGTGAATACGAGAAACCAGAAACAGGTTTCTTTGACGGACTTTGGTCATCCACCGATCTTGGTGCATTGTTTTCTGGCGCAGAATCCGGCAACGGATACTTCATTGGTGAAGCAGCGAAAGAATTCCAAGAAGACAGAGCACGCGCATACCGTGGCACCATCAGCGGAGAAACATGGACTCTAGGTCGTGGCTTCGCAAACAACTTCGCGCAACCCGGATCCCAAGCGTTCAACATTTCATCCGGTCTTGTTGATGCGGCTGCAGCACTCGCTATCCCGTCAATCCCCGGTTCAAAAGTAGTTACCAAAGGTGCCCGTGCTGTCGGCCGTCCACTCGGCAAAGCAGACGAGTTCGCTCAAGGTGTTGAAAACACGTTGCGTGGCGCACGCCGTCTCACTGCGCTACCTGGCTCCAAACGAGCAAACCTTGCTGGCATCACCTATTCGAGTCGGCCACACATCGACCGGAACTCTATCGGCCGCTGGTTGGAAAGCCGGGAAGGTAAAGCAGTTAAGGAACGTCTTGTCGGTGTTAACAGCATTGAAGAAGCAACCGACATGTTCCGTAACGCAGACGCAGATTTCTGGTTGCGTCTCACCAAAACCGAAACAGTTGACGACGTAGACGCTTTGCTACGGGATCGTCTCGGCCTAGAAGGACTAGCCCGCACCGACGACATACGCATCGGCACAATGGCCGACCGCAAACGAGCATTGTTCGGCATCCAAGGCGCAAGCAGTGTCGACGGGGCACAACCCGGACGCGTCAAAAGCGGATTCCAGTCATGGTATGCACGCAACTTCACACCAGTTGCTGGCCGTGAAATGGTTGTTGTATCGGACGACATTCGTGACTTGACACAAACTGTTCGTAACGCACGCGACTATCTGCGTACTTTGCGGGTCGCACCAGAAGAACGTGAAACGATTCTTAAAGACATCACGGATGCTTTGTTGACTCGAGGTGTCGAAGGCAACATCCAAGACGCAATGAAGTCGTTGGACGACGCAGTGATCCGAGAACTCAGCCTCAAAAACGTTGGACGTGATGCACGGAAACGCATCAAAGCCGGACAAGCAACCGCAGAAGACACCGCCGCACTCAAAGCAGCAGACACATTCCACCGTGACGTGTTTGGCAAGTTCCGTAACGACGTCGGCGACTACGACCTGTACGGCACCATCGACGAATCAGGTAACACCGCAGTCATCAAAGGTTTGAATTTCACTGTTGACGGCGAAGTCATTATTGACGCTAAAGGTGATCTTGTTTCAGCTACCGCACACATCCCGTCAGAAATGCGTAAGTTTGCTGGCTACATGCCTGACGCCCGTCGTGTCCGTCGAGCAAGCGCACGCTACAACTTCATGTGGACAAAACATGCGAAAGATCCAGCCAAGTGGGGCGATCCCAAGTTGTACACGGCAATGATGGACAAAATACAGCAAGACATTTGGCGTCCAGCAACCCTAATGACCGGCGGATACATGTTCCGCAACATGATCGAATCCGTTATCCGGGCAGGAGCAACACCTGGCATCAAAGCAGGACCGCTACATCCGTTGGAATGGATGCGAGCAGTCGGTAAAAAACGTTATCCAGGTGACGTCAACGGAGCAGATTTTGCTGAAAACTCTGTTCTTGCAGGTCGACGCACCAACGCCGAATACATCGACGCCACCAACGCAAAACCCCGTGAAGCAGTCGACGTCATCGACATCGAAAAAGCAGGACACCGAAGCGGCCACTACCAGCTCGTATCCCGCCCCCGTGTCGCCAGCGAAAACAAAAACTATGTCACCGGCGTAGCAAACGAACTCCGTCTCATGGCGAACACCCCGCTCGGCCGAATCGCTGCAGACATCATGGAACAAGGCGGTTCCAGAGAAGAAGCTGTCGCCACGATGCGTGCATGGCTATCCGGCGCAGACGAAGCGTTCTACGTTGAACGTTACGCGTTCCGACCAGGACAAGGAAAAGAAGAACTCAAACGCATCAACACCCTCTGGCAAAACAAACGGATCCGTCGAGCAGACACAGGCGAAGAAGTCCGAGGAAGCATCAATTTCGTTGACGAATCCGGCAACATCGACATGGAAAACCTGTCGGTATACCTCAACGACGTCATCGTTGACCGTCTTGAACAAGTCACCGGAAGCAACAATGTTCTGCTGTCCATGATTGCCCGTTCACTAGACGGCACCTTCATGGACGAGCTCGGCGATATCAAACCAGCGTTCCGTGACATAACCGGCAGAGGATCACTTGACGTTGACTCTTTCGACTACTCCGACGAAATGCTTGAAGAAATCCGCAAACTCGTCGACGACCCTGACGCACAACTACCGCAGTTCGTTAAAACACCAACCGACGTCAACACAGCACGATTCGGCAAAACAGGCGGACCAATCGGCGAAGCATGGCGACGCACTATCGACCACTTCTTCGGCAACGTATTCAGCAAAAAAGAAGCATTCTTGAACCGTTCCCCCGTGTTCCGCCAATACTACTACCGGCGCATCGACGACTTGATCGGCCAAGAAGGCGCATGGGGCATCCAACAAGGAACCGCCCAAGACATCATGCGACGCATCGAACAAGGCACCGTCGACGTCGCAGAACAACGAGTCCTCGGACTCAAAACATTACGCAACAAATCTGACGAAAATCGTTTCTGGAACGGCAAACAAATCACCCGAGACGAATACAACCAGCTAGTCACCGAAGCAGACGAAGAACTCCGCAAAGCACGCGAACTGTTCGACGACGACTACGCCTCCAAATACGTCGGTTCCCGCGACCTCTGGGAAAAAATCAAAGCCCGAGCAGCAGACAACACCATCTACGACAACGCCCTCGACATCGACCAGCTCGACATCGCATCAAAAGCATTCGCACTCGAAGAAACCAAAACAGCATTCTTCAACGCTGCAGACAAAAGCAACTTCGCTGACATCCTTCGCATCGCCGTACCATTCGGACCGGCATGGACAGAAATGACCCGCTACTACTACAAGCAGGTTCTGCTCAAACCAAACCGGCTTAAAAACATGGGTGTGTCCGCACAAGGATTCCGAGACATGGATCCCGACGGTGACGGCAAAGGTTTCATCTACCGTGACCCGACGTCAGGCGAAATGGTGTTCAACTATCCGTTTTCTGACTGGATGATCCCGTTCGTCGGTGCCGGCGCAGGTGCTGTACTCGGCGAAACATTCCTTGGTCGCACCAGTCCTGTCCGTGGCGCACTTGGCGGAGCCGCACTTCTCGGCGGGCTAGGTGTACTTGGCCGTGAAAAAGTCACGGAGAACCTTGGTGATATCAAACCTGAGCTGGTTGCACCTGTCCGTTCGTTGTCGATGTCGCTGCAGGTTATTCCTGGTTTCGGACCCGCAGTCCAGATCGCAGCCAATGAACTTTTGGGAAGTATGCCAAAAGCCGACCAGTTGATGGAAATCATTTCACCGTTCGGCGCACCCGACGTCGGCGTAGGACTTGTGGCTCCAGCATGGCTAGAAAAAGTAGTTGAAGCCGTTTCGAGCGACCCTGAAAGCGATCGTCTGTACGGTGACATGCTGATCGACTCGTATCGTGCTCTGTACACCACAGGCGGATACGACAACACCGACGAAGACAGCATGGCGGATCTACGGGCAGACGCCGAATCACTCGCTGCATATCTTCTCGCATACCGTGGTTTCGCCCAGTACCTCGGTCCAGTGCGTGGACAAATCCAATTCAACATCCCAACATCGTTCGACGGCACCATCGACATTGAAGGCAACAAGTACGACATTGACGCCGATTACATTCCCAGCGCACTGCTGTCAGCAACATTCCGTGCAATGCAGGAATCAGATTACGAAAACGCTGTAACTGACTTTTTGCGTACGTTCGGACCGGACATGATGATGTACACCACCGGCAAAACCCGTAGCAAAGTCCAAGGATTGGACGCTTCGGCGTTGTTCGGCGATTGGGAACGCAACAACGTCGCATTCACCGAAGCACACACCGACGTGTACGGGTACTTTGCACCAATCGGCACCGAGTTCGACATGCAAACCTATCTACGTCAGATCGAACAAGGGGCGCGTGAAAAGATTACTGACCCTCGAGAAATCCGTATGGCTGCTGAAGCAGTCGTCGGCAAAGCCTTGTACATGGACGCTCAACGAAACTTGCCTGACAAGTTGACAGATGCTGCCGAAATGGAACTCCGCATGTACCGTGACTTGCTGGAAGACCAATTGCCTGGCTTTGAGTTTGAACCTTTAAATATTCGTGAACGTGCACAGATCCTCGATCAAGTGATTAATGCTGCTCGTAGCGAACTGATGGACAAAAACCTTGTAGCGATCCCTGCACGCATGTACATCGACTACCGGGATCAAGTCATTGCCGAAGCAACAGATCGCAACAACGGCATTGAGCCTTCGTTGAAAGGCAAAAATTACGCAGACCTCCGACGCGTCCTACGCGAATGGGGCGACCAACTAGTAGGAAAATACCCAGAATTCGAACGCCTATATTCACGGGTGTTCTTTGACGAAGTGGATGCATTGCAATGAACGAAACAAATGATGTAACTGGAACAACTGGTGGCGGTGTCGTCAACACCGTCGTCCAAGGTTTACAATCCGCAGAAAACCTAGGGATCCTTGAACCACCAGAAATCACCCAAGGTGTCGTGCAAGAAAGCCCGTACAGCCCTGATCCACGCCCCGCATACGTCAACGGCGTTTACAACCCGCAATACGCCGGCGGAGGCATCGTCGACCGCAACAACCAACTCATCATCGGACCGGACGGCAAACCGTACGAATACAACCTGAACACCGACCCAACCAAAACGTTCTACGGCATGTCCGAACAACAACGCACCACCACACAAGACCGGCTCGAAGCCCGTGGCATCAGCGCACAAACCTCATCACAGTTCATCAATGCCCTCGGGTTCCTCATGGAATCCGGCAACAACATTGGCCGTGACTGGGAAACAGCATTAACCAAACTTGAAACAATGACATCGCTGGCACCCAAAACGTATGCGCCACGCTACCGGGTGACCTCATCCACCGATATCCGAGCGGTCGCAGACGAATCAGCTCGACGTGTCCTCGGCCGCAAGTTCTCGGCAGAAGAACTACAACGGTTCACCGAGTCATACCAGCAACAAGAAATTGCCACACAGCAGGCCGGCGCAGGTGTGTCTGAAGCGGCACCTTCTGTCGCCACAGCAGCTGAAGCATTTGCCGAGCGTGTTGACCCGTCGCAGGCTAATGCCTACAGGTTCCTCGGGTTCTTCGACCAGTTGTCCAGCAGTCTCAGGAGCAGAATTTAATGAGCGAAGAATTGTACCAACCAGTACCTCCAGGAACAAAACGCAACTTCAGCCCACAACAAGCATTAAATGAAGTCATCAACCTTGTTGATCCTGAATATGAAGTGTATTTCCGTACAGGGACAGTCATACTGCAAAAAGGATCGAGCGTTTCTGCTGAAGAACGCCAGTTGATTAGGTCGCTCCGCAACGAAATTTTAAGCGGCGGTAACGTTGAGCGTGTTTACGACAACATCAATCGGTTTTTAACTTCTGGCAGCACGTTCCGAAACAATCGTGCTCAGATTGCCGCAGTTTTGCGTGGCACTAACTATGTGCGTCCCAGTGAGGACCCTGCTGACCGTGACCCTTCTACTCCCGGTTTCGGACGCGCACTAGGTGAGGTGCAACCAGAACAAGATGGCGCACCGCCTGTGGTCGGTGTTGATGAACGCCGAGCGGGTGTTGATGAGGCTGAGCTCGGTGGTTTGCCTGATCGCCCTACACCTGAACAAGCTTACGAAGGGATTGCCCAACCCGGTATGCAAACGACGCCGTCTAGTGGCGATGGAGTCGTTGATGACAGCGACGGTGTAGATACCGGGGGCGGTGTCAGCGATGGTGCATACGTCGACCAAACAGAACTCGACGCAGCCATCCCAGAAGACTGGAAAGACGCCGCACGCGAAGCATACCCAGCGTACTACGCCATCGTAAAAAACATCCCAGAAATCGCACAACTATTAGAAAAAGCAATCAACCAGGGATACTCCGAAGCACAATTCCAAGCAGAACTAGAACAAACCAACTGGTGGAAACAAACCACCGCATCAGCACGCGAATGGGACATCAACGGCGAGCGCGACCCAGCAAGCCAACAAACCCAAATTGACAACCGCACAGCGTTCATCCAGCAAACCTCGCTCGACACGTTCGGGGTACGCATCAGCGCAGAATCAGCGTCAGAACTAGCACTTGACAGTTTACGTCAAGGCTGGGGACAACAATTCCTGTTGAACTCCATCGGCGACGTAGCAACCCAATCAACCGCCGGCATCTCCCAGCTTCGGGCAGGTTTCATCGGGCAAGACATCCGTCAAACCGCTTACGACTACGGGATCGCTATCTCCGAAAACACATTCAACAAGTTTGTTAATCAGATCGCTGTCGGCGCAGAAACAAAAGACACGTTCCAACAGTACGCATTGACACAAGCCAAAAACTTGTTCCCGTCAGTTGCGGAACGGCTCAATGCAGGCGAAACATTCCAACAGATCGTCGACCCGTACAAACAGAACGCTGCCGCACTCCTCGAAATCGATCCAAACAGCATCGACTTCACGTCACCTGACTGGGCGAAAGCAATCACCTACCAGGATGCCAAAGGCGAACAACGCCCAATGAACTTCACGGAGTTCAACGACTATGTGCGCCAAACACGGTCATTCGGTTACGAATACACAGATCAAGCCAAAAACAAGGCGTACAAGGTGGCGAGCGATCTCGCTAATCTGTTCGGAAGGATTTAACCATGAGCATGATCGGAACAGAACAACAACAGTCAGCGTTCGATGTCATCAGTAGCCTGCTGGAAATGTACGACCTGACAGACCTGTCAGACTTCGTCACGAACTACATCCTTGACAACGACGTTGTTGACACAACGGTCCTCATGGCACAAGTCCGTCAACAACCCGCATATGAGACACGGTTTGCAGGCAACGAAGCACGCCGACGAGCTGGCCTCAACGTCCTATCAGAAGGCGAATACGTCGCCCTAGAAAACACTTACCGGCAATACATGCGGGCATCAGGACTACCAGCAGACTTCTACGACAGCGCAGAAGACCTACAAAACCTGATCGGCAACGACGTGTCACCAGGAGAACTCGCTGAACGAGTCAACCAAGGCTACGAAGCAGTACGTTTCGCCGACCCAACCGTCGTCTCCCAAATGCAAGAACTGTACGGAGTAGGCGAAGGCGAACTCGCCGCATTCTTCCTTGACCCCGAACGGGCAACACCAACCCTGCTCCGACGGGCACAAGCAGCACAAATCGCTGGAGGCGCAGTACAAGCCGGCATGCAACTCACCGCTGAAGAAGCAGAACGCCTCGCACAAGAAGGCGTCACAGAACAAACCGCCCGAGCAGGTGTCGCAGCCATCGAACAAGCACAAGAACTGTTCCAGGCAACAACACAAGAAACCGGGGATTTCACCCGTGAAGAACAGCTCGGCGCAGTGTTCGGCACGGACCCTCGAGCCGCTCAACGGTTACGGGAACGGTCACGTCGCCGGCAAGCACAGTTCGAAGCAGGTGGCCGTTTCGCCGGTCAAGGCGCAGAACTAACAGGCTTGCAATAACGTTTGTGCTACTATTGTCCTGATGCCCAAGGTGGGCAGGAACCCCGCAAGGGTGTATAAGCAGCATCGTCATCTGCCTCCGGGTGACGGTTGGGCGAAGGAGTGTACATAGCATGGACAGCGACATCGACCGCGATGAAGAGCAAGAAGGCCGTAATCCGTTACGCGATCGGATGAAACAGCTAGAAGCCGAAAACGCTGAACTGAAAGCCAGAGCAGACGAATCATCTGCCGCAGCTCGAGAACTTGCGTTCGTGAAGGCCGGAGTAGATCCGAACCTTCCGATCACCAAGTATTTCATGAAGGGCTACGACGGGGAACTCACTGCTGAAGCAATCAGGGAAGCAGCGATCGAAGCACAACTCATCCGTGATGCACAAGCAGATCAGGTGAAGGCTGAAGCCGGGACGTGGGATCGTTCCACGCAAATGGCTGCAGATTCTTCCAACGAACCGCCTGTGGATTGGGGACAGAGAATCTCTAACGCAAAAAATGCGGCAGAGGTAGAAGCGTTGCTGGCCGAAGCGAAAGCAGCCCAACAAATCTAGCCCCGTAACAGGGGCATTTCCCGGAAGGAAACCCCATCATGGCTTATACCGAGCAGTCATCACTTTCAGTAGACCAGCAGGCGTTTGATCGTATTGCGTACTTCGCATTGCGTTCAGAGCTTCTGTTCGACGCAGTAGCAGACGTTCAGCCGACCAATCAGGCAATGCCTGGCTCATCGGTCACGTTCACCATTTTCAACGACCTTGCCGCAGCAACGTCAACCCTCACCGAAACGTCAGACGTCACCGCAGTTGCGATGTCAGACAGCCAGGTGTCGGTGACTTTGAACGAATACGGTAACGCCGTTCTCACCACCGCAAAGCTCCGTGGCACCTCGTTCCTCGATGTCGACACCGTCGCAGCCAACGTTGTTGGTTACAACGCCGGTATCTCAATCGACAGCGTTGTTCGTAGCGTCCTCGAAGCAGGAAGCAACGTCAACTACGGAACCGGCGGTTCAACAACCCCGACTTCGCGTGCAACCATCCAGGTTGAAGACGAGCTCGCTGCCGACGACATCCGCAAGGTGACCGCAGAACTCCGTGGCGACAACGTCCCAACGTTCAACGGCCTGTACATGGGCTACATCCACCCAGACGTGTCATACGACCTCCGTTCTGAAACAGGTGCAGCAGCATGGCGCGACCCACACGTCTATGTCGATACCGACATGATCTACAACGGCGAAATCGGTGCCTTTGAAGGTGTCCGTTTCATTGAGACGCCCCGTGCGCCTCTCTTCGCTGACGCAGGTGACGGATCCGGTGGCGCAGGCACCATCGACGCATACGGCACGTTGGTGATGGGACGCCAGGCACTTGCCAAGGCACACTCAATCACCGACGGCAACGGAGCGAACCCATCGATTGTTCGTGGCCCCGTTGTTGACACCCTCGAGCGTTTCCAGCCAATCGGTTGGTACTGGCTCGGCGGTTACGGTCGTTTCCGTGAGGCAAGCCTCCGTCGTATTGAGTCATCGTCCAGCATCGGCGCAAACAGCTGATCTGATTGACTCCTGTAGCGTTGCCCCCTGCTTCGGCGGGGGGCTTCGCTGTTTCTGGGGTGCTATTATTGTGGGACGACTACTGGGAGTAGATGATGAGTATTTCTAATTATGCTGAGAACAAGTTGCTGGATGCGGTTGGTGGCACTTCGTTTAGTGTGACGACCGCTTATTTGCAGTTGCATTTGGGTGATCCTGGTGAGGATGGTACGGCTAATGCTGCGGGTGAATCAACTCGTAAGTCGTGTGCGTTTGATGCTGCTGCGTCTGGTTCGATGGCTTCTTCTGCGACTGTTGAGTGGACGAATGTGTCTACGACTGAGACGTATTCGCATTGGTCGTTGTGGGATGCTGCGTCGGCGGGTAATTGTTTGTGGTCTGGGGCGTTGGCTTCGTCTGCTGCTGTGACGGCTGGTGATACGTTTCAGATTACGAGCTTGACTTTGACGCTCGACTGATGGCTACTAATTTTCCGGGGTCTGCGGATAGTTTTACGAATCCTTCGTCGGGTTCTTCGTTGTCGTCGCCTTCTCATGCGGATCAGCATGCGAATGTGAATGATGCTGTTGAGGCTATTGAGACTGCGCTGTTGGATGGCGCGCCTCTGCATATTGATGACACGAATGAGCGTGTCGGTATCGGCACGACCAGCCCTAGCGCACCTTTAGAAATCAATGGTTCACGCGATACCGAATTGTTGAGGTTGTCTGCGCCGTTAAATGCCGCAAATCAAACCAATTACATTACGATGGTGGACTCCCAAGACGGAGGGATTGTTGCCGCTATCGGTCTTGGTTCAGATGTTGGTGGTGCTAACGATAACGATGGCGGTATTGCGTTCCGCACAACAACTGCGGCAAACACTTCGATTCCTGCTACTCGCATGTACATCAACAAAGATGGCGATGTTGGTATTGGGACTACCAGCATGACCAACCAGTTTACGGTGTACAACGGCACTTACTATTCGATTATTGGTCGTAACGACTGGGGATTGCGTTCCCCAGGAACCTACGCACTCTCAACATCCAACGCCGCAAACGTCTATATTTCTTCTAACGGTACGTTCTACCGTTCCACCTCGTCAGCAAAATACAAAACTGATGTTGAGGACATTGATACGTCTGCGGCAGATGTTGTGTTCGCTTTGCGCCCCGTATGGTTCAGATCCACGTCACCTCACGATCCCGAAGGCTGGTCTTACTATGGTTTGATCGCTGAAGAAGTGGCTGAGGTTGACCCTCGGTTGGTGTCGTTTGGTGCTGGAGAGGATTGTGGTTGCGATTTTGACGCTGACCATGTGGCCGAGTGTTTGACGGAACCTGAAGGTGTTTACTATGACCGACTAGTGCCACACCTGATTAGCGTGGTGCAACGTCAGCAGGAACAGATTGATGCGTTGACTGCTCGTATTGAAGCGTTGGAGGCTGTCTGATGTCAACGAACTTCCCTACTAGTGTTGATGCGTTTACGAATCCTACGTCGGGTGACACGTTGGATAATCCGCCGCACGATCAACAGCACGCAGATATTAATGATGCGATGGAAGCGGTACAAACCAGCCTGTTGGATGGTGCACCGTTACATATTGATGATGCGAATGAACGTGTCGGTATCGGCACAACCAGCCCTAGTCAAACTCTTCAACTTGGTGAAACATCTGGGGGGTTGGAGCCTGCCATTGACTTAGTTTCTAATGGTGGGCGCACCATTAGGATGAAAGCCGCTGACTCTGGGAACTTTTTGACAGTGGGTTCTGCTACTGCTCACTCGTTTGCTTTACAGACGAACAATGTTCGTCGCTTAACGGTTGATTCGTCTGGAAATGTCGGTATCAACGACACCACGCCGTCGTACAAGTTGGATGTCAACGGAGACATCAATGCCACAAGCGATGTGCTGGTCGGGGGCAGTTCTCTGCCGAGAGGGTTCGCTGGTCAGGATGGCAACCAAGTATCTCTTGCCCTAACAACAACAGCAACATTGAGGTTGTCTACAAGTGTAACGACGGTTGCTGGTCGTCGTTACCTGTGTGGTTTTTCTGGATTTACTTACGCAACATCAACATCCATGCTCGCTATCGCCTACATGCGTTTTGAGGGTACTTCTATTCAGAACTGTCAAGTTTCGATTAGTTCCAGTATGGATAACGGCAACCTAAGCATGTCTCGTATTGTCACCGCTGGGTCAACTGGGACAACAACGTTGGAATTGTATGGACAAACCTCAACAGGAACTTCTTATATCCGAGCATCTACTGGGTCAGTAAGACCAGTTTTGTACTGTATAGATTTAGGGTGATAAGCATGTTGGTTATCTGTAATTTGCAGGGTTCCGAAGTTGAAGATTTTGACCGCCAGATGCGGTGGCATCGTAATGCATTTCTGAACAACTCTGATTGGACTCAGATGCCTGACAGTCCTCTGACCGCTGAACAGAAAGAAGCATGGGCTACCTACCGTCAAGCCCTACGGGATTTCCCTGCAACGTGGGTTCCTGCCGAGACAGCCGAGTTCCCTGAGGTGCCAGCATGACCACTAATTTTCCGTCGTCGCTTGATTCGTTTACGAATCCGTCTGCTACTGATGCGATGGATTCTGTGACGGTTCCTCACGCTACTCAGCACGCTGATTTGAATGATGCTGTGGAGGCACTTGAGGCGAAGGTGGGTGTGGATGGTTCTGCGGTCACCAGCAGTTTGGATTATCAGTTGAACGCCATCGGTGCCTACACTGCCTACACGCCCAGTTCAACTGGTGGTCTGACGTTGGGTAACGGCACGATTCAAACCTTTTACACAAGAATAAACGATTTTGTTCACACCTACGGTTCGGTAAGTTTAGGTTCAACGTCGTCAGTCGCTCCCTATGTTGATATTGCGCTACCCGTTACTAATGCTACGAGTACGTTTGAATCGCCTACTGGCAATGCGTTGTTTTGGGATAGCAGCATGTTCATTTGGAAAGGCACAACAATTAGTGTTGGCACTACAACGGTCAGGTTGATAGCCGAACTAGCAAGCGGTACTTATACGAGATACGCAGATTTGACCGCAAATGTTCCGTTCACATGGGCAACCTCTGATGCGATGGTTTGGAACATTATGTACAGGGCGGCATGACATGGTAACCGTAACTTGCACTAATGAAGCGTGCGTATCACACGCGATTGAATGGAACTTTGCAGGCAATCCTGATGTTGTCGAATGTGGCGGTTGTCACGAAATGTTGACACCAACCGATCTTCGTGATGACCCGCCCATGCCACAACTACCACCGTTCTAAGTAGGTAGCGGATGGCACGCCTATACGACACCTCCAGCGACTACCAAGAACACATTGACTACTCGGGCGAACCCGCAGACGTAGACACCTACGACTCAGACCTCACATACGACCGAACAAAACTCTCATACGACGGCGACCCAATCGACCTCGACCAGGGCTACGCGTCCACCTCGATCACCTACGCATCCAACGTCACCGGATACAACGGCAGCCGCACAATCGACACCACCGCCACCGGAAGCGGGACCGGCGGATCAACCACAACAGGTGTCCGCATCGCGTTCCGCACCGCCACAGGCGACGGGGCAGGAACCTCCAACGCAACCGGGCTACACGTCGCACCCCGAACCGCAACAGCAGACGGCACAGGCACCTCAACCAGCAGCGGCCTACACATAGCCCCACGGACAGCAACCGGCAACGGTACAGGCACATCAAACAATGCGATCCTGCACAAACTTCTTCGCACCGGCTACGGCACAGGCGGCGCAACCACCGGCGACACCGCTATCGGGCTACACAAACATTTACGCACCGCAACCGGCACAGGCGACGGCACATCTGCCGTCGTACAGGTACGCATCACGTTCGCTACAGGCACAGCGTCCGGCACAGGCACCTCGTCTACTACCGGCCTGCACATTGCGCCACGCACAGCCACAGGCTCAGGTGACGGCACACAATCCGCTACCGGTCTGCATATCGCACCACGCACAGCAACCGGAGCAGGCACCGGAACCGACAGCTCGCAAGGGCTACACATCGCGCCACGCACCGCATCCAACACTGGCACCGGGGCAGACATCCCAGCCACCTGGACAAAAAGCCTCATCTTCAGGCCACCCGCACAAGACGACTTCCCGTTTGCCGAATACCCGCCTCGAGGAAAAGCACACCGCCTCTACGGATTCTTCGCACCAGGAGTACGAGCTCGCAACGTGTACAAGCTGACCGACGGCACTTACACCAACGTCGACCCACGCAACGACAACCTCGTCGTCAAAACCTATCTAGGCGCACACGAAAACTTTGTGACCGCAGAAGAAAAAGCCGATCTAGTAGCAGCAGGATACGAGGTGACCTGATGGCAACATTCACACCCCCAACCGACAACCTATACAACCTTTCAGACTTCGACGTACAAGAACCGTTCACCGCTGAACGACGACTCGCCTACTCATTCCTACGGCACTACGCACCGCTACCTCGAGGACGAAACATCTTCAAACTTGCTGACGGCACCTATGTAGAGAACGAACCAGCAGACAGGAGCACCGTCACCGTCACCTACTACGGCGGTCACGACCACGAAGTTGACGCCACAGAAGCATCAGCACTCACAGCAGCAGGCTACGGCGACTATATTTCATAGCCATGAAACACCGTGAAACACACCCGAACCTCGACGTAGATGATTGTTTCGGTTGCCGGATCGCAGGAGTAGCATTCGCAGCCTCATCGATGCCTTCCCGCAAGATCTCAACAAACGACATTGATGCTACGGAACGCCGCTGGTCAAAAGACATGGACGCCTACAAACGGTTGAAACAGGACGGGTTACAGCCGGCACAAATCGATGGTGCAGCAAACATTGAGAAGAAAGCAGATCACCCGTCTCAGGTAGTAACAGGGATTCTGTAGTACAATTGGCGCATGGCTGTGTACCGTGGCAAAAACGTGGAGCTGAACTCGCCTCGTCGCATCCGCAAGGGTGAACCAGGGTACGGCCGAAAGAAGTCTGTTGTGTTCGTCAAGGACGGAGCAAAAGTTAAAAAAGTAATGTACGGCGATCCGAACATGAAGATCAAGAAGCAGGATCCTGCCCGCAAAAAGTCATTTGATGCACGTCACAACTGTGATAATCCGGGTCCGAAAACAAAAGCCCGGTACTGGAGTTGTAAGGCATGGTAGCGAAGAAAGCGTTTTGGGATAAACCAAACCCTGTCAAAAAGTCGAAAAAAATGTCTCCTGCACAGGTGAAAGCGGCTAAAGCTCGAGCGAAGAAAGCAGGCCGGAAGTATCCGAACCTAGTTGATAACGCTGCAATGGCGAGAAAGAAGAAGTGACATGGCTCATTACGGTGGCGTATATATGAAGAAGAAGGGCGGGAAGTCTGCCCAGTCAAACGGTCCTGGTTCCAAATCGTTCGGTCCTGCCTTGTCCACAGCGGAATCAAAGGCAAAGAAGGGCAAGAAACGCTGATGCCGATGAAAAAGAAGAAAGCTCCCGCTGGCTATCATTACATGCCGAACGGGAAACTGATGAAAGATTCAGCACACAAAGGACGTAAGAAGAAGAAGTGACTACAGCAGGTCAGTTGATTGACCGTGTTGCTGGCGAACTGTTAGCAGGAACGGTAGAGGAACGTAACAAGGTTGCGACAGGTATTGACGCGTCTACAACCACAGTGACGTTTACCTATCCGCTGTCTGGTTTGCGTGAAGGTTCCGTCTTTGAGATCGGTTCGGAACAGATGTATGTGTGGACAACGAACTCGTCCGCCAAATCAGCTGTCGTAGAACGAGGCTTCAATGGCACTACCGCAGCATCACACGACGCTGAAGATATTGCTACCGTCAACCCCCGGTTCCCACGGCACCGGGTTCTCGCCCAACTCAACGCAGAACTAGCCGACCTGTCATCACCGTTAAACGGCCTGTTCCAAATGGCAACACTCGATGTTGCTTACAACGGTTCTGACCGCATGGTGAACTTGACTGGTGTCACTAACATCCTCGATTTATATGACGTCCGGCTTCGCTATCTGAACGACGACTACCCGGTTATCCGTTCGGTTCGTTTGCTACGAGACATGCCGACCAGCGACTTTGCTTCAGGTAACGCTTTGGCATTCGACTCTGCTGTTCGGGCAGGCAGTCTCCGGGTTTCATATAAAGCTCCTTACGGCTCGTTCAGCACAGAATCTGACACCGTTGCCGATGTCGGCGGTTCATCAAACATTGATGATTTGTTGGCGTTAGGTGCACAGATCCGTTTAATGGCTGGCCGTGAAATCAAACGCAACTTCACCGAATCGCAGGGTGATACCCGTCGGGCAGAAGAAGTGCCATCCGGTGCCGTAGCGAACTCGATGCTGCAACTACAACGGTTGCGTCGTGACCGTGTAATGGCCGAGGCCGCACGTCTAAACCGCCAGTATCCGATTCGTATCCGAAAGTAGGCAGCGATGTCGCTGATTACCTACACCACACCGTTCACGGGTGGACCGTCGTTCTATACAGGTATTTCTGGTGCCTCCGATTTGGTGCCACACATTTTCCCGGTGTCGATTGATGGTCGTCCGTACATGCTTGATACTGCGTCTGGCCGGTATGCCCGCACGTTTGAGGCTCGGTTGAGGGATTCGGTTGACCAGTCTGATGTGCCTGGTGAGGCTGCGATTAACCCGCAGGGTTTGTGGAGGCGTGGTCAATCGTCTTGGCATTTCGGTTTCAACCAGAAGTATGGTGATTTGCCTGATAGCAATGTGGAGCGGTTTGAGGCTTCGTTGGGTGTGGATGTTTGGACTGAGGGCGAACTCACGTTGTTGAATGATGTGAAGGTGTCGTCGTCTACTGCTGGCACGAACCTGTTTTTGGCTGTTGTTGGTGACGAGCTGTGGCACACCGATGGTTCTGACATCAAGTATTCGACCGATCCGTTTGCGGCTTCGCCTGTTTGGTCAACGATTCCTGGTACTGGCACGATTCGTGACATTCAAAGTATCGGCGGTGACGCATACGTCGTTTATGCCGGTACTGGTTCAACGCAAGGCATCGTCAAGGTTGACGGCGGGACACACACATTAGGTTCGGCTACTGCTTACGGTGTCCAGTTTGACAAAGTTGGTTACGCCAAAGGCCGTCTGGTCGCTAGTTCCACTACGTCCAGCAAACTGTGGTTTGACCCGTCCGGCAACAACCCGACCGCAGACTACACGCATCCTGACGGCAACTTCCGTTGGGTAGGTTTCGCAGCAGGCCAGAACGCCATCTACTGTGCAGGGTACTCCGGCCAAAAATCGTTAATCTACAAGGTGACTATCCAGTCTGACGGCACCCTTGACACACCGGTTGTTGCTGCTGAACTGCCGTTCGGTGAACGTGTGTACAGTCTCGCCGGATATTTGGGATACATCCTTATCGGCACTAACGAGGGTTTGCGGTACGCCTCGGCTGATGCTGACGCAAACCTTGTTCTCGGTCAAACCATTGAGGGACCGAACCCGATTCTGTGCGCTGACGGTTACCAACAGTATGTTTGGTGCGGTGTCACCGATTACACGGGGGATTACACGGGGCTTGGCCGTATCGACCTGTCACATTATGTTGATGTCAACGTCCCTGCCGCAGCCCCGGATCTGATGTACGAGGGTCAGGGCGACGTACAGAGTGTTGCTACGTTTGATTCTAAGCGGGTGTTCACGGTGTCAGGTGTCGGTGTGGTGGTTGAAGACACAGCGAACCTCATGGCTACCGGCTACTGCGAGACAGGTACTTGGCGTTGGGGTATCCCCGATCCGAAGTTCTTAGCGTTCTTTGACCTTGAGTATGAAACGCTAAACGGCACCATTGACGTTGACTACGCCTACGACGGTGGGAACTATGAGCGTCTTGGCACAGCAAACTTGCAGGGTGGCACCCTCACTTCGTTGTCTGGTTTAGATGACCAGTTCCGTCAAGCCAAATTCAAGGTCACGTTGAACCGTGACAGCGTTACCGCATCCGAGGGTCCGGTGTTGGCACGTTGGCAGGCACGGGCTGTACCGTCACCGTCACGTTCAGAGCTGTTCCAGATCCCTGTGTTGTTGCATCAACGCATTAACCGTTTCAACAGGGAATACAACGTGGATGTTGAGTTTGAGTTGAACAAACTGCGGGATCTGATTCACAACCCTCGCATCATCCAGTTCCAAACAGGTACGTCTGTCTACAAGACAATCGTTGAAAGTGTAGAATGGATACCTGTTGACCAACCCAACGACGACTATATTTTTGATGGGACTGCGACGGTGACGTTGCGCTCCCTTGTGGAGTAACAATGGCTAAGACACGCAGAGAATATGCAGGAGCAGCAGTATCTACCATCACAGGTAGCGAAATTAACGCTTCGCTGACTATTCAATTTTCTATTCAATCAACAACAAACTGGCCGTATGGTTCAAATCCGTTCTATGTAGTTGTTGAACCGGGGACTGCCTCTGAAGAAAAAATACTGGTTACCCGTACAAATTCAGGCGATTCCACGCTTGCGATTGCGTCTGATTCTGACCGCGGGTTGGATGGCACGTCAGCTGTTTTCCACGGTTCTGGTGCGACGGTGTATCCAGTGTTCACTGCGGTGGATGCGGATGAAGCAAACGAGCTGGCTGCAATGTGGGAAGCAAAGGGTGACATTGTTTCGCATGGTGCTTCGACGTTTGCTCGTTTGGCGGTTGGTTCTGATGACACGGTGTTGATTGCTGATTCGTCGGCTGGTTCTGGTTTGTCGTGGGGTCAGGTTGGTACTGCGAATATTGCTGCGGATGCGGTGACAAACGCGAAGATCGCTGCTAACGCTGTTGATTCTGCTGAGATTGCCACTGGTGCGGTTGGTACTGACGAGTTGGCTGCTGATGCGGTGAACGGCACCAAGATTGCTGCTGATGCGGTCGATGGCACCAAAATCGCTGATGAGTCGATTGACTCAGAGCATTATGTTGATGGCTCGATTGATACAGCGCATCTCGCTGCTGGTGCGGTCGATGGCACCATAATCGATAACAACGCAGTTACTAATGCCAAGTTGTCAAACATGGCGGCTCACACCGTTAAAGTTAGGCAGTCGTCTACAGGTGATCCACAAGACCTTGTTGTATCAGAGAATCGGGTTGTAGGACGCGCATCCGGTGGGACGGTTACCGGCGTACAAGTGCAAACTGATATGATCGCTAACGACGCTGTTGACGGCACGAAGATCGCTAACGATTCGATCAACTCTGAGCATTACGTTGATGAGTCAATCGACCGTGTGCATCTGGCTGCTGACATTATTGACGGTACTAAGATTGCGAATGACGTAATCAATTCTGAGCATTACGTTAATGGCTCAATTGACAACGCCCACATCGCCAACAGCACGATCACATCTGCGAAAGTAGATACCAGCAGCATTTTGATAACCGGAAGCACAAGCCAGTCAAAGTCCGGTAAGTTGACGTTGACTTACTCTCAGCCTGACGATAACTGGGACGATTGCCAACTCATCATCAACTCTGGCGGGGATGCCGGTATCGCTTTGCGAAGCAACAACGATACAAGCAAACAGACCTTTATGATGCGGGCGGCTCGGAACCCCATTTCGGACCGTTCAGCGGCGTACTTCAGGACATCAGGAGATGACGGTGCCGCCGACGTGCTGGCAGCAGATTTCTACTCTGACACTGGATACATTTTCTGTTCAAGTGCGGCTGTCTACAACCGGTTCCGGTTCAAAACAAACGGTTCTGGTTACCCTGATGCAGATATCAATTGCAAATCTGTAACGGAAACTTCTGCACGCCGCTTCAAAGAAAACATTGTTGACGCATACGTCGCAACCGACACTGACGCAATTGAGTTGCTGAACGACATTGATTTTGCAGAGTTCTCATTTATCGGTGATGAATCGGAACGCCGTGTGAAAGGTGTTATTGCTGACGATCTTGTTGGTGTGATGCCTGAAGCAGTTATGTATGACGAGAACAACGAGGTTTCTGGTGTTGAAACGCAACGTATGACGTATCTGGCTTTGGGTGCGTTGAAGCAGGCGTTGAATAAGATTGATTCGTTGGAAGCCCGTATTGCAGAGTTGGAGAGTAACTAATGGCACGCTACATCGGATACGACAAAACAGCACGCATGAAAATGGCTGGCCTCGAAAAGCTGGTTGACCTGCTGGAAGCCGAGTTCGGTTTGTGGAATAACGGCACATACGGTGTCCGCAAAAAGCGTGGCAAAAACTCTTACAGCGTTCACGCAACAGGCCGTGCCGCCGACCTTTCTTGGCGTGGAGGCAAGTACCGTGGCTCAGGCAACTATGAGGATGCTGTCCGCATGATGGATTTCCTCGTAGAAAACGCTGCCGTACTTGATATCCAAGCCGTGTTCGATTATTACCCGAAGCCGTGGGGTCGTGGCTGGAAGTGTGACCGTAACGGGTGGCGGGTGTATAACCGTAAAGCGTTCTCTGGTTCACCTGGCGGTGATTGGGTACACGTCGAGATCGGATTGAAATTCTGTCACGATCCAGACTATTACGAGCAGAAGATTGCTGAACTGTTGGGCAACAAGAAGCCTGCCCGCAAACCAGCGAAGAAAAAGACACCGGAGTATCCAGGCAAGTCGTTGCGTAAAGGCTCACAGGGCGACGACGTGAAACTCGTACAAGGTGTTGTTGGTGCAACCCAAGACGGCGACTTCGGTCCGAAGACCGAGAAGTCCGTGAAGGCTTGGCAGAAAAAGAACGCAGATTGCTGTGGTCCAAGTGACGGGATTGTCGGTCCTAAAACTTGGGGCTGCATGTTTGGCTGACGGTGCGCCGTGGCCTTCTTACTTGCAGCCAGCTAGGTTTCGTCGGCCTATTCTTCCTGTGCCTACTGGCACCCTTCCAGGCGTACGCCGATTCGCTCACAATTACCGAAGAAACCGACGTCTACTTCACGCTCGACGAGCAAAGCCTTGTCATCATCTACGGCAACAGCAACGAAAACTGTGAGAACGTCACGACCGACCCGTACCTGTGGCTGTACGACGACAACCCTGAATCAACCGGCGAACTGATCGCACAAGACGACGACAGCAACCACGGACAAGGACAGTGCGTATCCGCAAAGCTGTACGTCACACTCGAGGCTGGCGACTACCGTTTACGCGCAGGCTACTGCTGCCAACAACTAGGAACAGGCAACACGCCTAGTTGGGGAGACGGATCCTACGAGCTGGTGTCTGAGATATTGTTGTCCACAGATACCACTACATCTAGTACCACGACGAGTAGCACAACCACTACATCTAGTACCACGACAACAACGGAGCCGCTGCCATCAACAACAACATTGAGCACTACGTCAACCACGCCATCAACCACGGTATTGGTGGCCCCATCTACAACTTCCACCACGACAACCACCACATCGTCAACAACGACGACATCTGTACCGGCACCGACGACTGTCCCAACTACGACGACGACCACCGTCGCTACTTCCACAACAACTACGAGCACGACAACTACTACGTTGTTACCGACGACAACATCGTCATCGACAACAACGGTCGCACCTACCACGACGACTTCAACTATCCCACCGACTACAAGTACGACAAGCACAACAGTCGCTCAGACGACCACGACGACAACGCTCCCCCCAACGACTACCACGTCGAATACGACTACGTCGTCCACCACGACGGCTGTTCCCACCACATCAACGACAACGATTCCTGCCGTCACAACCACAACCCTTCCCCCACCACCACCAAATGACGCACCCGTAGAACAAAAAGAAACGTTCGAAAAACAAGTCGACGTCTACTCAACGCCTGGCTACGACGACTATGTGCCAGCCGGATCAACAATCAGCGTGGAGACTCGAAGGACGGTCATTGCTGCGACTGCTACAATAGTATCTGCCGTACCTACTATCCCAGCTCGCCGGAGGACCCGACGATGAAACATTATTTTGTCCTCGCCTGCGAGATCTTGGTGATGGTGTGCGGTTTAGCCTTAGTCGTCATAACTCTCAGCGGGCAAACGAAGGACTACGCCATCGCTCTATCGGTAGCAAGTGTTATATTCTTTGCCTTATCCCAGTTGTTCTCACCAAAGGAAGACAAATGATTGCAAAAGTAGCCAAGCGACTCGTCGCAACTTTCATCGCTGCAGGCGTCCCCAACGTTCTCGCTGGAGCAATCGTCGATGTGGCAGTGTGGAAATCAGCTGTCATGGCCGGAGCTATCGCTGCCCTCGGCGCAGTACAGACTCTCGCCGTTGCTTACAAGGCCGATGGCGAACTGACCGACGAAGACGTTGAGTCAGCGTTCGGCGACAAGTAACAATCAGGTGACAAATGCCAACCTGGCTGACAATCCTTCTCGCTGTGTTGGCACCGGGTGGTATTCTCGTCACCCTCATCCAATTAAAAAAAGAAAATGCGAGAGATCACGCCGTTAATTCAGCGAAGCTCGATCGGGTTATTGAGGTAAGCGAAGACACAAGAGAACGCCTCAACGACCACATCGACTACCACTTGAAACACGGTCGCTGACTCTCCCCGAGAGAAAGGCGAACTGTGCCTGCAAGTGATATCCCACTTTTGATTTCATTTTTGACTAGAGTTGTTCCTCGAGGACCACATGAAGCAGCCCAATTGGACGGCCTCATGTCACGGTTAGAGGAGGAACATGGGACTCGCAGAACAGTTACGACATCCACCAGCAGGGGAAAATCACGTTAAGTGCAGCGTCCGCCTGCTACGAGAAACACTTGAAGGCGAAGACCTCAATGTCTTAGATGACACGATGGCAAAAATCGCCTCAATAGAAGGTAGCCAACGACGCAACGGCAAGACAGGCATGACCGTCACATGGCTCGTCAAAATACTTACCGAAAACGGACACAAAATGTCCAAGTCAGTAATGAACCGTCATCTCAACGGGGAGTGCAACTGTGGCTCTTTCGGATGACATCAAAGCGGGTCCGCCTCCCGCCAAAAAAGAAGTCCTCGGCAAGATTGCTCACCTGCTTGAACGCAACGGGATCGACGTCGAAGAGGTCGGCAAGATCACCCGTGTCAACGTATGGCAAGGGTTCTATAAAGACGACGAAGGCGAAGCTCACACGGTCGACATGGCCGGCCTGTCATTCTCCCCGTCATGGGAAGACGGACCCGAATGGGATCCGGTCAGCCAAGCACCACCCGTCAAATGCTCTGTACGCCCCCTCAAAGGCGTTGTACGCCCCGAAACATACAAGTGCGCTGTCATTGTGCCCGACATCCAAATCGGCTACTACAGGGACGTACACGGCGAGCTTATTCCGACGCACGACGAAGACGCGATTGCCCTGTGCCTGCAAGTCATGCGTGAAATCAACCCCGACAAAGTTGTGTTGGTCGGCGACAACCTCGATCTGCCCACGATGGGGAAATACCGTCTGAGTCCCTCGTTTGTAAACACCACTCAAGCATCGATTGACAGAGCAGCAAAACTTGCTGCCGAACTACGAGCTTGCGCTCCGAACGCAGAAATCCAGTGGCTCGCCGGAAACCACGAAGAAAGGCTCGTCAACTATGTCCTTGACAACGCGTCAGCGGCGTTTGGAATACGGAGAGGTAACAGCCCTGATTCTTGGCCTGTTATCAGCGTTCCTTATCTTTGTCGTTTCGATGACCATGATGTTGAGTTTGTTCCTGGTTACCCGACATCCACTGTATGGATCAACGAAAAACTCAAAGTCATACACGGCAACAAAGTTAATTCGCAAGGCGTTACGGCCACGAAATATCTCAACGACTCCAAAGTTTCTGTCCTTTACGGGCATATCCACAGGCGTGAATGGGCTGAACGTACCCGACAAGACTGGGACGGAGCTAAAACCATTATGGCCGCATCCCCTGGCACGCTCGCGCGAACGGACGGCGCAGTTCCTTCTACACGGGGAGCCGTGGACTTGGACGGACGACCAATTCTCCAAAAAGGTTTGGAAGACTGGCAACAAGGATTCGGAGTAGTCACCTACCAAGAAGGCGACGGAGATTTCTGGTACGAACAAATCCCAATTCACCACAAACAGTGCTTCTGGCGTGGCAAACTGTATACCTATGGCACCACCGAAGGTTAAAAGCCCGAAACGATCAGCCAAGTATTATCGAGAGAACGCTGACGCCCGACGCAAGAAGGCTGCGTACGACACCAAATACCAGTCAAGCCCAGCTGAAAAGAAAGCGAAACGGGAACGCGCCAAGTTTCGTCGAGACAAAGGCGTCATGGGTAAAGGCGGTAAAGATGCATCGCACACCAAGTCGGGACGCATGGTTCTTGAGAACTCATCGAAGAATCGGGCGAGGAACCGGGGAAAGAAATGACTGACATCGTTTACGAATGTGTCCGTTGCGGAAGCGTCGTTGTCGGCGACAAAAAATGCCCCACTTGTGGAGGCAAATTGATCCCGTACGAGCCGTTCTGATGGGCGACATTTACGACGAAGAAGATGAAACGTGGCCTTTGGTAGTTTGCCAATGGAAAGACGCTCATGCCGGCGGAGACAGCAGTTGGACTGACACTGCGAGCTACAAAGCTGAAGAGGTGCACGTCCTGTCAACCGGCTGGGTATGGCCGAAATGTTTAGACGGCCACCTCACATTGGTCAGCTCGACAATTGGTGCCCCGTACAACCCTGAAACGGTCGGCGACATCTTGCATATTCCTTGGGAGAACATCATTTCGTGTTTCAGCGTGATGATGCATGTACCTGTGAATTGGATGGCTGAAGACTTCTGACTTGCAAAATGTCACACCCTTCCTGTAGAACTATTCAGGTCACTACAAGGAGGTCGACATGGGGACAATCCCTAAACCAGAGCACGGCAGTTTTGAATGGCTGCAACTACGGCACCGAGATGAAACAGGATGGCCTCGAGTCTCCGCATCCGACGCTGCATCAATCCACGCAGAGCACCGTTTCAAAACGAAGCATGCGTTAGCAGCCGAGAAACTCGCTGCAGAACCCGAGTTCACTGAAACCAACAGGGCAATGGAACGAGGCCAACGACTAGAGCACGCCATCATCGAATGGTTGTCAGCTGACGTCGGCCAGGACATCCACGAACCCGACGTCATGTACATCCGAGACTCAATGATCTCAACATTGGACGGATACATCGGCGACGACGTAGAGAACCCTGACACCATTGTCGAAATCAAAACGTTCAACGGCAACTTTGATCCAGACAACGACTACGGCGAAACATACGGACCGTTACCTGCCTACTGGTACTGGCAAGGAGTGCAACAAGCCACCACGACAGGTGCCGGCACAGTCCTATGGGGCGTGCTGGACAGCACCCTTGACTTGAAGCATTACTGGCAGACAGTCACCGACGAAGAGAAACAACGTCACCACGAAGCGGTCGAAGATTTCTGCAAACACATCGCTGCAGGCATCATCCCAGACGAATGGGAACACACCTACGACGACCTGATGAAATCACAGCCGGTGCTCGACGACATACGAGACATCACCGAACACGCTTCACTTATCGGGCAACTCAAAGAAGTCAAAGCAGAGCTTCGTGAACTTGTCAAGCAAGAAGACGAACTAAAAGCATCCTTGGCGTTCGCGTTAGATGGTGCTATCGTCGGTTCTGTCAACGGTGTGGAGGTCGTCACCTGGAAACAACAGTCACGGAACTCGTTCGATGCGAAACGGTTCGCCTCGGAACACCCTGATCTGCATAAGCAGTACACAACACCCAGCACCTTCCGGGTGCTACGAACAAAAGAGGTCAAATAATGGAAGACGCAAACGCTGAGAAACTACGCCTTGTCTTAGACAAGTACGCAGTGCCCGATCCGAAGATCGTCGGCAAACTACCAAGAGGAAACATCCAGCTCGACTACGTCGGTCATGCTGAGATCACTCGCATCCTGACAGAGATCGACCCGCTATGGAAGTTGGAACCGTTGAAGATCGACGACGACGGTTTACCTGGCTACCGAGTGGAGAACGGTATGGCGCACATGATGGGCGCACTCACCCTGCTCGGCCACACCCGCCTCGGAGTCGGCTCCGCACCACACAACAAGCAAGACTTGTTCAAAGAGTTGTGGTCGGATCTGATAAGGAATTGCAGCATGAGGTTCGGCATAGCCGTCAGTCTCTGGTCCAAGGAAGAATGGGGTGGAGACACTGCCCCCGCTCCAGCACCGAAGAAGAAGGCCCCAGCAAAAAAGCCACAGGCTACGTCAAGCAAACCGATTGCTGGAGACAACCTTGCCGACCAGCAAATCATCGACAAATTTATTAGCGCATGCAAAGGCGCAGGACTCAACCCACAAGATGTTTGCGAACACGCAACCGTAAAAGATTTCAAGACAGCAACCCTCGCAGACCTTGATCGTCTGCGCGCATCCTTCAAGGAGCTCATCTCAAAATGAACAACATCACAGTCACAGGCAACGTCGGACGCGACCCAGAACTCAAGTTCTCTCAATCCGGCCTAGCAATCCTCAAATTCTCTGTTGGCGACACCAGCGGACGAGACGAAAACAAGAAAACCCAATGGTGGAACATCGTCTGCTTCGGTGACCTCGGAGAAAACGTCGCTGCAAGCATCAGCAAAGGC